CCGCTGTTAGATTTGTAGGTGCTCAGTTTGCCAAAAATGACATCATCATATTCTGTGATGATGATGCAAACCACGAAGATGGTGTAGTTGAAGATTTCTTAAAATACTATGATGAAAATAAAATACTTGGTATTGTAGGAATCCAATATGTAGATAAAACTCTTAAAGATTCAACTATAATCACTGGGAGTAAGATAAAAAAATCCACACAAGTCGATTTCATTGCAACAAATACCTGCATGACTCACCGGAAAAACTGCTTAATAGATATTAGAAAATGCCCCAATCCTTATACTCTTGATGATATGTGGTGGTGTGAAGAAGTAAAAAAGCAAAATAAAGACATTTCTTTTTGGGTAGTGCCAAGTCATCAAAAAATCTACTGGTATCCTGAGGCATTCGATAAATATGCCATACATAAAAACCCCAAAGTATTATCAGATAGAGAAAACTTTTTCCAAGAAAGGAAATTGGGTGTCTAATAAAGAAGTTTTTAAAAAATGCCTAAACATTGGATAACTGATTTACACAATAAGCATCTTGGAGAGGAAATATTTATAGCGGGCTCAGACCCAACATTAGATTCATACCCTGATAACTTTTTTGATGATAAAATAGGAATGACAGTTCACTTAGCTTATTTTAAATTTCCTAATGCCACTTATCGCTATTTCAATGAGCTTGATAGAATTGTTCATTGTCTCAAAAAAGACCCAAGCATTCTAGATAAGACAAATATCTTCGCTTACCCATTTTATTGTAGAAAAGAAAGTGAAGCGAAAGCAGTTACAGGAAAAGATGTTTATTTTCTCAAATTAAAAGCCTTCCCACCACGAGGAGATAGGCACGATATTCTTAACGATTTAGGTGTTAAAGCAATGATTGAGCAAGTAGACAAGGCGATAGAAGGGAAAACAATTGAGTTTGGTGGCTATTGGACCTGCTTACACAATGCTTTTTATACAGCCATTATGATGGGAGGAAATCCTATAAATCTCATTGGGAACAATCATGAAACGATAAAAGGAAAAGACCATTTTGGTGAATTAGATGAAGCTACTAGGAAAATGAGACCTACAGAAGCACATTTTAGTGAAGCGGGAAGAAGTGAACATATGAAAGCGGGAACAAAGGCAATAATTGAAGGATGTCGAAGAAACGGAATTACTGTGAATTGGCTTAAATCTTTTAATGAGGCTAAAAATATCTTATAATACAGATATATGCCAACAGGAGTTTTTAAAAAATGCCTAAACGCTGGATAACGGAATTACATAATAGACATCTTGGGAAAGAAATATTTATTGTGGGTTCTGACCCTACTCTTGAAGATTACCCCAACGACTTTTTAGACGATAAACTAGCAATTACTGCTCATTTAGCTTACATAAAATATCCAAATGCCACTTATAGATATTTTAATGAGAAAGACAGGTTTATCTTTCTAAAAGAAAAATATCCAGAAATTTTAAATAAAGTAAACATTTTTGGCTATCCTTTCTATAATAGAACAACCCAAGAATCTGAAGAAGTAATTGAAAAGGTAAAAGAAAAATACCTTCTTGATTTAAAGCCCTACCCCCCTAATGGTAACCCTGGTGCCATTTTTAGTGATTCTGGGGTTAATGCTATGTGTAGAATGGTCACAGACGCCGTTAAAGCCACTTCTAACACCTTTGGCGGGCATGGAACCTGCATCCACCCTTGTATGTATGTAGCTATTATGATGGGGTGTAATCCTATTAATATTATTGGTTGTAATTTTAAAGCAGCAAAAGGCAAAGAACATTTTGGAAAAGTTCATGATATTGACCATAAAATGCGACCAACTACGCCATCTTTCACTGGTTATCGAGGAACAAGAATGACAAGGGGATTAGATGCGATTATAGCTGGATGTGAAGCTCATAACATTAAAGTTAATTGGATTGAGAAATATGACACAAAAACAAAACAGCTTGTGTATAAGCATACGAAGCCTCAAGCGAAGCCAGTACCTAAAAAGGTGTCTGGATTCACTCCTCTCTAATGAGGGAATTGAGGATATAGATTTTTATCTCCTTCAAGATGGGGCAGTTAATCCATTTTCTGGAATCAGATATGCGACTGACGAAGAAATTAAAGCCTCAACCCATGTTTTTTTGAAGTCTAAACTTCCTAATAAAACTATTGAAATATTTTCTGAAAATTTAGGATGTGCCTTAGAAAAAAAACATCAATTAAATACTCTTTTCTCTAAGTATGATTATGTAGTTTTGATAGATAATGACCTAGTAGTAAACAAATACTATATTAAGACTTTAAAAGTTCTATTTGAGCAATTTAAGAATAATAATAAAGCAGGAATATTACAAACTTCATTTAGACACACAGGGTTAGAAACTCTCCAAAGTGAAGAAGAAGCAAAAAAATTAGAAGATATAGTAACTTATGGTTTTTCCCATCGTTGGGAATTAGGTTTTTGGAAAGAAAGTTGGGAACGAATTAAACCTTTTATGAAAGATTATTTTGAGTTGGTTAAGGAGTGTGATTTCAAAGAGTTGCTTTACAACTCGAATGTTTATCAAGATATTAGAAAGAAACTACATGAAATTTATGGAACTGAACATGCAGACTTCACTCTTGAGAAATGTGCTGTTAAAGCAGGTTATGGAGGGATTCATACTTCGACATTAAGACATAGAACTATTGGGAAGGAAGGAATTTATAGTTTTAAGGCTAGTAGATTTGACACTGGAGGTTATGGTAAGATAAAGTTACATCAAATAGGTGATGTTGAAAAGTATAAGTTTAAATGAAAGTAAAAGTAGGAGTTTTTATTTTAAGTTATCTGCGACCAGATACAAACCCAAAGGTTGTTGATTCTGCTTTACACCAAACTGTTAAGCCTTCTGCGATTTATGTCTTCAATAATAATCCTAAAATCCAAGTAAATTACAAAGATTGTATCAATATCAATTCTCAAGAGAATTTTAGATGTATTATTCGCCACGCTATTGCTTTAACCAGAGAACTAGATTACTGTCTGTTTGTTGATGATGATGTGATAATGAGCCCTAAAACAATAGAGAATTTTCTTAGATATGCTAAAAAATACCCTGAGGCAATTCTCGGCTATTATGGCAGGAACATCATTAGAAGTGAGGTTCTTTATTCTGTTGACAAAAGCAATTGGTTTGTAAATGTGGAAGAAGAAGTAGATATGGTTATGGGAATGATTCACTTTTGTAAATCAGCCAAATTAGTTAATTCTTTTATTCTTAAAAAAGAGATTCCCGACTTGCCATTAACTGAAGATGATATCCTATTGAGCCTAGGGAATAAGTATATAGACAAGCAAAAAAATTATGTGATTCCCTATGATGATGAGTCAAAACCGATTCCTGTCACAAGCACAAAAACAGGTGGGCTTAGTCATTCGGGAGGGCATGGTGGGAGAAGAAAAGATGCTGTTAGGAGAATTTTAGAATGGGCAGGGGAATTACCCGAAGGCGCCGAAGACAAACCTGTTAAAACGCCTACTAATTTTGTAAGATTATAATATGCCAAGCGAAATGAGAAAAACTATTTTTAAAATAATGGAGCATTATAGAAGACTCTTAAAGCCTGATAATAAGGGCTGGAAAGTATTGGAAGTTGGAATTGATGGCGACCCTAAGCCAGGAGGAAATTACAAATATTTCGGCATTGGGAATGATTACAAAACATTAGATATTCTTGAAAGAGTCAATCCTGATATTGTCGCCGATATCTGTGATACCAAATTACCAGGAGAGAAATGGGATTTAATTATTCTAAGTCAAACACTAGAACATGTTTTTGATTTTTGGGCAGCAATTAAAGAGTGCTACCGATTATTAAAGCCGGGAGGCTTCTTAATTATTGACTGTCCCTTTATTTACCCTTATCATGGCAAAGAAGGCTATGATGACTATTGGAGAATATCGCATACAGCTATGAAAAAATTGTTAGAAGAAACAGGCTTTAAATTTGGCAGGACACTTTCAGTTAATAAAATATTAACATCAGCAATGGTGAGGAAGCCTAAATGAAAATTTGCTTTTTGGACTTTGATGACTTTAGTGAATCTAATAATAGATTAGATTGGTTTTGGATGTTAAAAAATGAATTCCCTTATTTCAAAGTAAATCTATTTGCCATTCCCTCTCAATGTTCGAATGAATTTATAAAATATATTCGAACAATTAAATGGATTAATCTTTGTGTTCATGGGTATAAACATAAAAATAATGAGGAAGTATCTAAGGGAGTTCTAGGAACTTATTGTCCTGATATGGGATTTTCAAAAGTATATAGAGCGCCTTATTGGCAATTATCAGACAAGATGTATGAAAGACTAAAGAAGTTAGGTTATAAAATTATGCTTCATCCTGACGACCCAAGGCAGGGCATTAAATATAACTGGAATATAAAATATTCTCCGCCCTCTTTAGATATATTGAGAGGACATGGACACATACAAAATACACAAGGGAATGGATTGGTTGAAGCGTTTGAAAATATTCTTAAACTTTCTGTTGACACAGAATTTCGTTTTTTGTAGTTGACTTATTCTTTGAAAGTTTATATACTGTATATATGGCTTCAAAGAATGTTTTAATTTGGATAGCAGGATTAATATCATGTGATGGAAATATTTATCGTTTTAAAACAAGTAGGTGTTGTTCTATCACTATTGCGTCTAAAGAAAAAGATTGGATATTAAAAATTCAAAAAAGGGTTCAACAAATTGGATTAAAAGGAACAATTTATAAACGTAAAATAATAGATAATAAATGGTTTTATACTTTAAGATTAAGTCCAACAATAAAAGTTTATTATGAATTAAGTAAAGTAAAAAAATGGATGATGTTAAGAAAATATCAACTTTTAGAAAAAACTTACGGAGATGTTGCTGACATAGAAAATAGGATTAAATGCTACGAAGAATCAATGAAGTTAAGAAAAAGCGAAAAATTGGTAGGAAAAAAAAGACAAATAGGATTTTCAGATAAATTAAAAGCATTGGCAAAAAAGTATAATTTACCATATGGAACAGTTCATTGGTGGATTTATTCTCATCAAAAGCCAAATGTTTTTAGAGTAGGATTAAAAAAATGAACATTATTAAATTGCCAAAAAATACGGAGTTTAAATTCTTATGAAAAAGAAAGCATTTGTCCTTGGAGGAAGTGGATTCATTGGAAGCCATTTAGTAGAATTTTTAGAAAAAAGAAATTATAGAGTTGCGATTTTTGATATTAAAAAACCTGATGGATTTACTTTCAAGGGAAGATTTTATAAAGGTGATGTTTTAAATCATTTAGTATTAAAAGATATGGTTATTGCTTTTGAACCTGACATAATTTTTGATTGCTCTGGAATCTTGGGAACTGCTGAAACTTTTGAGCGTATTCAAAAAACAATTGATGTGAATATTAAAGGAACTGTAAATGCACTAGAAGTAGCAAGAGAGTTTAAAATACCAATGATTTATGTGGGCCTTACAAATAAATGGCTCAACCCTTACACAATTACTAAAAGAGCAGCAGAAAGATTTTGTCTGATGTATGCCAAGGAATTTAATATGAAGGTATCTGTTTTAAAAGGACTTAATGCTTATGGACAAAGACAACATTGGAAAAAAGTTAGAAAGATTGCTCCTACTTTTATCACTTTATCCCTAGAAAATAAGCCTTTAATTATCAATGGTTCTGGTAATCAAGTTGTTGATTTTATCCATGCTAGAGACTTGGCAGAGATGATGACCAGAATGTATGAAATGGAAACTTGCTGGGGTAAATCCATTGATGGAGGAACTGGGATGCCAATAACAGTAAATGAAGTAGCTCAAAAAGTAATTAAGTTAGCCAATAGTAAATCCAAAATTGTTCATACACCAATGAGGAGAGGAGAGCCAAAGATTTCAGTAACTTTAGCTAATCCTGCTCCTGTTCGGCAGTTATTAGATTTTTATCCCAGAATAGGATTTGAAGAAGGAATGAAGGAAACAATTGAATGGTATAAGAAAAATTATAAAACATTTGACAATTATTAATTTAAAAATGACCAAACCACAGATAAGCGTTATTCTTGCCACTTTCAATCGAGAAAAACTCTTACAGAGAGCCCTAGACAGCATCTTAGGGCAAACCTTTAAGGATTTTGAGATTATTGTTGTTGATGACCATTCAGATAAGCCTCCTAATTTTAAGTTGCCCAAAGGCGAGGATAGAGTAGTTGGAATGAGACTACCATACAATACTGGCTATTTTGTCAGACCAAGAAATATAGGTATTATGATAGCCAGGGGTAATTACATTGCCTATTTAGATGACGACAATGTTTATCTGCCCAATCATCTAGAAGTGCTTTATGAAGCAATAACGAAAAATCAAGCTGATGTTGTCTACGGAGATAGAGTTTATAAAAGCAACAATCCTAATGAAACCAAATTCATGGGTAAGCAAAGTTACCCCTATGATTTAAAGCAAATTGAGCAAGGCAATTACATTGATACCTCTGACATTATGCATACAATCCAAGCAATAAATGACATTGGTTTCTGGGATATCTTCTGGGAGAGAAAGGCTGATTGGTTACTAATGGCAAGATTTGGCAAGGCAGGAATGAAGATAGTTCATGTTCCCCAAGTGATTACTGAGTATTGGTGGAGCGATTCGAATATAGGCCAGCAAAATCCACTTGGGGGAAGTTATCCTCAAAGTACAAAAGAACTTAGGAAGCACATTCAAAATCTGGCTGGAGATGTAAATAAAAGTTAAAGGTAAAAAAATGAAGGTTGCAATTTTCTCGCTCACGAAAAATCGAAAAAGCTATACAAAAAGAACATTAGAAAGTCTTCACAATAAAACACACATTCCTTATGAGCATTACATTATAGACCAAGCAAGTACAGACGGAACATTAAATTATCTCAATAAGCATAAAGATATTTATAATCTTAAAATCTATCCTTTGGGGATAAACATTGGTATAAACAGAGGAGTGAATTTCGCCGTTGACAGGATTAGTGATAAAATAGACGTGGTTTTGAAATTGGATAATGACGTAGAGGTTGAAACAGATGGCTGGTTAGAGAGGTGTTTAAGAGTCTTAAGGCCCAAGCTCTTGCTTTCTCCTTATGTGAAGGGTTTAATAGATAATAGGGGGGGAGTTAATAGGATAGGGCTTGATAAGAAAAACATCATTGGATATACCCCTTTTATTGGCGGAATTTGTATGATAGGATTAAGGAGAGCATGGAGAGAAGACTCTGGTGGTTGGGAATATCCTGTTCCTAAACACGCAGGCGGAGATAAGTCTTTTTGTGGTAAACTATTTTTAGCAGGCTACAGATTTGGATATAAAGAGGATGTAGTTATCAAACACATTGAGACTACAAAAGGACAACATGAAAGATATCCTGAATATTTTAAAAAAAGAAGGGTTGAAAGAACTAAAGTCTTTTAAAATGAAATTTATTAAAAAATATAAATGTCCCAAATGTGGACACCCTTTCTCTAAAATAATGGTGAGTAAATTCATAACAACAGTTATGCCACAATGCCCTATTTGTAATTCAAATGAAGTCAGATTAGATGGTAAAATTGAAAAGAAACAAAAAAAGTAGTATTATAATGCTTGACAAGTAGAGTTAGTCTTTATTATACTTGTTTTAGTTTAAGGTTTAGTAAAAGTTCCAGGAAGAGTTTTCAGGCTCGTGGGACTTTTTTTAGTGAAATGGATATCATCTACAACTGCGGGCATTTTATAACACTTACAATAACAGTAAGAAGCGGAAAGAAATATAGCTTTAAGAAAAGATACGTAACAGAAGTAGATGATGAAGATGCGGAATACTTTTTGAAAAAGACATCGAGAGACGTTTCTTGGTGTCCCAAGAATGATAGAAGCATTCCACCCTTTATGAAACTTGAAGACTGGTGTACAGGAAAAAAGGGAAGGTTTGATAGCCAACCCTTTAAGATATACGACCCAGAGAAGTATAAAGAATTCTTTTTATTAAAATAGGAAAAATATGACAGACACAAAAGCTCAAAGATTTAAATTTACTATCCCCATTGTCAAAACAAGCGTTAAAATCGTCAAAGATAAAAAGGGAAATGAGGTTGAAGAAAGATATATTGAAGGTGTTGCTTCAGGAACAGAATTGGACTTACATGGCGATAGAATGGCACCCTCAGCCATTGAATCCATGGCAAAATCTCTCAAACAGCATGTTATTGCCCTTAATGCTGAGCATGACACTTCTTGGCTAGGAGAATTGGGAGATATTGATAAATTAGAAATATCTGAAAATGATGATTTGGGAATCAAGGCTTTACTGAATGAAATGAGTTCTGCTAAGGACTTATGGTATGCCTTAACAGAGCAAAACAAAAAGCTTGGCCTTTCAATTGGCGGGTATGTTAAAGAATACGAAATGGTTAAGGAGGGTGAGGGAGATGATGCTAAATGGGTCCGTCTCTACAAAGAGATTGATTTAGACCATATTGCCGTTACTTCAAGGCCTGCTTATCCTAAGTCTTGGATTTCGAATATTGCTAAATCAATTAAAGAAAAAGACGATAAAGAATTAATAAAGAAAGTAGAAAAAGCGAATAAAGAAAAAAGCAGAAGAAGTCAAAAGGACAAAAAATTAAGAGAATTAGCAAGGAAAATAGTAAAGAGGATACAGGTAATGGAGGCAGATTTGCTTCTAGAGCTGACTTACACAGGATTACAGTTCTGTGACGAGTCATTATTATCAACCATCGAGGGAAATTTATCCATGGCAAAAAAAGATATCTCACTGGAAGCTGAGGAAGCCAAGAAAAAGGCTGATGCTAAAAAGTCTAAACCCGAAGACAAGAAAGATGAAACCTTAGCGGCCCCAGAGGATGAGAAATCCAAAGATGAAGAGACCAAAGACAAAAAGGAAGAGAAAAAATCTTCTGAATTGAAGTCCGAGAAATCTAAATCTGAGGAGACGGGTAAAGAGGAAGGCAAGGATAAAAGCGAAAAAAAGAGTGAAAAACCTTCTGAGTCTAAAGAAGAGCTTAAGTCTGAAAAAGACAAAAAAGAAACTTCTAAAGAGAAATCAGAGGAAAAAATCACTAAAGTTGATGTCGATGAGCTGACGAAGACTGTTAAAGAACTTTCTGAGAGTCTTAAATCAGCCATTTCAGGCTACGACGAACTTAAAGAGAAGTTCGAAAAGCTTGAAGCTCAACCAGCTAGTCGTAAAACGATAGAGATTAAAAAAGGCATTGGGGACGAAGAAGTCAGCGATAAAGACGCTGAAGAATTAACCAAAGAACGAGATAAAAAGATTGAGGAAGCAAAAGGTAAGTACAAAAACGACCAAGGCCTTTTCGCTAGAATTCAAAGAATCCGAGCCGAGTACTCAGAGAAAGCTAGACAGCTTTAAGGTAAGTAAAAGGGTTAGAGATTATTTATTAATTTGATTAGAGGAGACTCAAGTATGGATACTCAAACAAAACAATTGAGAAAAACATTGCTTGAAGCTGCTGCACTCTTAGAAAAATCAGGAAATTTAGCTAAGGGAGTAGACGAAGCTGCATCTATGCTTATGAAAGATGCCATTTACACCACAACCTCTGGGGCGTTTGCTCAAAGGGAGCATTTAGACACCCAAATTGGTGACATTACCAAGCGTAATACACCATTTTTAGACAGAGTTGCTAAGGTAAAAGCAAATGGTAAGACTCATGAGTGGGATATGGTTACCGCATTGGGAGATGAAGACACTTGTGTCTTAGAATGTGGTACTCCACCCGAGAATGACGCAACAATCACTCGCTATTCTGCTCAAATCAAGACATACGCTACAAGCGTAAAAGTCTGTGATTTGGCTCAATGGGCGGCCAGTGATTACTTTGACCTGATGAACCTTCATTTGGAAAAAGGAATGCGTAAAATTCTTCACGATGTGGAAACAAAAATCTACTACGGTAACCACGATGGCTCTACGCCTTGTGACTTTACCGGCCTGTATAAGCTAATTGCTGATTATGCTGGAGCATCTAACACCATTAACGCAGGCGGGAATCCAATTTCCCAAACCTACGTAGACAACGCCATTCAGGCAGTTGTTGACCAAGGTGGGATGGTCACCCATATGTTTATGGGAGCAAAAGATTTGAGGGATTTCGCAGCTCTCTGGGCTAATAAAGTAGTCTATAATGACCCAGGTGCCGGAATGACATTCGGTTACAATGTAGCTCGCTACATGTCTTGGGCGGGGCCAATCGAGATTGTTCTCGACCCGTTCTTGGTAGCAGCTAGCTCACCGAATACACCGAACACCGATGTCTTTATTATAGATATGGACGAAATTGCTTTAGCTCAGACAGAACCGATGTACAAGCTTCCTACTTACCGTGCTCTAGACTTGGCGGAAACGCAAACAGTAGTCTGGAACATCGTTTTGGAAGTCCGTGTACCTCAATGGCAAGCGGTAATAAAAAATTTAGGTTGATATATCAATCTAAATTGATGGCAAGCTGTCATTGACAATATTCATATTTTATATTAAAATGTGAATATGCGAGTCATCAAACAAGCAGTTCAAAGTAAAGTTAAGAAAAAACAAGAAATAGTAAAAGACGAAAAACCTACTAATGGAAGAAATTCTAAGAGTAGGTTTTTTATTGAAATACCAGGTTTTTTCAAAGGAGAAAAACATTCAAAAAAATCTAAAATAAAAATGAGCAAGGCTAGAAAAAAATATTTTGAGAATCCTGAGAATCGAAAAAATATGTCAGTTAAGATGACTGGTAAAAAACAATCTAAAGAATTGATTAAAAAAAGAATGGATGGTATTAGAAAAAAATGGAAAAATGACAAGGAATGGGCTAAAAAAAGAAGGAGGCAAATCAAAGAACAAATCCAAGACCCTAAAATAAGGGCTAAAATATCTGAATCTCTCAAGGGCAAATCAAAAAGCAAAAATCACAATGAAAAAGTGTCGGAAGCAATTAAAAAATGGTGGGAAAATCCTGAAAATAGAAAAAGAATGATTGGTAAAAACGCATTCCATTGGAAAGGTGGAATTACGCCATTAAGAAAACGCATTAGGCATTGTGCTAAATATAAAGAATGGCGATTAAATGTTTTTAAGAAAGACAATTATACATGTCAGGGTTGTGGTAAAAGGGGTGGTTGGCTAGAAGCAGACCATTATCCCAAAAGTTTTTCCGATATACTTCATGAAAATAATATTAAAACATTAGAAGAAGCACTGAATTGTAAAGAATTTTGGGATATAAACAATGGCAGAACATTATGTCGTAAGTGCCATAGAAGCTGATTTGACTTTTCTTTTCTGATAATGTTATATTTAGTTAGTAATTAGTTTTTAGGAAGGAGGTTAATGTGAAAGATTTAGTTGTAGTCAAAAGTAAAACAATTAATAATGAGTCAGTTCCTGTTGTCTTTAAGACAGTAGAAGTTTTACAAGGCGGAGTCGCAGACGAAAGACAACTTAGTCGAAGCTATATTTTCAAGAATTTCAAAGCAGAAATTCCCTTGAAATTAGCTCAGATTCTAGTTAAGCAAAGTCCTAATGAATTCTCAATTATAGAATCGAAAGACAAGAAACCGACTAAGCGAGTTAAAAGAATTGTTAAAGTAGCAGAAGAAAAGAGAAAAGGATTCGTTTGCCCTCATTGTGGCATCGAGGCTAAGAGCAAGGCAGGATTATCTGCTCATATTAGATTCAACCACCCTGAAAAATGGGAAGGTAAAAAAACAATTAAAAAGGAGAAATAATGCAAATTTTCGGTAGAGCTATCAATTATACTGTTGATGTAGTTACTGTCACTGCTGAGGAGATTGATTTTAGTGCTGACGTCTCTAGTGAACATCTGATAAAAATCAATCCAAACGCAACAGGGGTTCATATTTTACTTACACCATCCGGTTCAACTGACAATGCCGATGCAGATGACTACTTACTTCCAAATGAAGAAACAGAATTCCTAGTTGGTAGAGGCCTTGACAGGATTTCTTTCTATAAAGAAGGAGCAGGTGACGCTAAAGTTTACGTTGTAGTATTATTCTAAAATTAAACAGTAAAAGGTTTAGATATGAAGGCAATTTTTATTTTGCCCTCTTTGAGGGTAAGTGGAGCTCCAGTTCTTTTTGAACTAGCTGATGGGTTAGTTGAAAGAAACCATGATGTTAGAATTACTTCCTTGGATGAATTAACTTCTTCTCCTTACCCCCTTAAAATACAGCCCCAGAAAATACAAGACAGTTTAGAATTCTTTAAAAGGGCAGATGTAATAGTTGCCTATCATCCTGCCTGTGCCTTTTATATCAATGATTTAGATGTTGAAGCTAAGAAATTCTACTTCTTAACTGATGATATTAGGAGACTTTATACCCGAAAAGTTATAAAAGCGAATTTCCCAAAATTGGATGAAGATAGGATAGAAGTTGAATACGAAGCACAACAACAATATTTAGAAGCCTCTTATCAATTACCTTTTACTTTTTTGGTTACTAATGAATCTTTATTTACAATAGGTTTTCAGAAAAAATCAATTATTATTCCAATAGGAGTCAATCATAAATTATTCTATCCAGAATTAGCAGTTCCTAAAAATAATGCTCCCAGAATCCTTGTTGAGGGAAATTTATTGCCCTGGAAAGGGGTTAAAATTGTTAACCGAGCCTTGTCAGATTTGAGGGGATTTGAACTTTGGACAATAAGCAATACCAAATTTACAATCAAAAGCGACAAGCATTGGACGAATCCCACCATTGATGATACTAGAAAAATACTATCTTCTTGCGACATATTAGTAAGAGCTTATTATGAAGATGGCATGGCAGATTTATCAGCCCAAGCGATGGCCTGTGGTTGTGCTGTGATTACGAGGGAAACTTCTGGAGCTAAAATGTTTTGTAAGCATGAAGAAAATTCTTTAGTATTTCAAACGGGAAAGAATCCTAAAGATGACGCTTTGAAAATTAAGGCTTGTATTGTAAAATTAATGAAGAATAAAAAATTAAGAGAAAAAATAACGAGGGGTGGACTAGAAACAGCCAAACAATTAGATTGGGGAAAATCGGTAAAATTATTAGAAAAAGTATTAAAAAAATATGGATAAGACAAAAGAAATAATGAGAGGCGGAACTGCTCAAGCAGGCGATGTTCAAATACCAAAAAGACTTAATATACTCTTCATTCCTCGGGATAACAAAGGTTGCGGATTTTATCGCATGCTCGTTCCTGCTAATGAAATTAAAAACAAGACTTGGCTAATGTTACTGTTAATTTCGGCTGGGATTGGAAAATGGTGGAATGGGCACACATTATCATTATACAAAGAATGACAGATATTCAAGCCTATGAAGCGATTGACCAGGCCCATTCAATTGGTAAAAAGATAATTTATGAATTAGATGATTTAGTCCAATGTGTTTCTCCTACTAATCCTTCTTTCGATTTCTGGAATCCTTTTGGTCCTCATCTTGCTCGATGTCTAAAAATCATTAAGAAATGCGATGCTATACAGGTAACTACAAAGAGAATGCAAAAAGAATATTCTCTCTGGAATCCACACATAGAAGCTTTGCCTAACTGTTTAGATAAAACACTCTGGGACATACCCGCATGGACGGCATCTCATTGGGACGCATTTTACAAAAAGAAAAATGATGGTATAATAAGAATTGGATGGGCGGGGGCAGCATGTTATGATACTGAAACTGAAATCTTAACTGAAGATGGCTTCAAATACTTCAAAGATTTAGGTAAAAATGAAAAAGTAGCAACTCTTAATCCTCAAACACAAGAAGTTGAATATCAAAAAC